TGGGCCTGAATTAAGAGCGCGTTTCGAGTTGCAATGCGATAAGCTGAATAAAGCAATACGAGAGTCTAACGTGGATGAGGTTGAAAAGCTGGTTGCTGTATCGTGTCGAGCTTATGCCGCGTTAGAAAAGGCAGCGAGAGAAGCAGGGGCAAAAGAGCTAACCGGGGAAGCATGGGAAGCTGCAATTCCATCAGGTGGCGTCTTATGTATTACGCGGTCAGACTATGAAGCCGTGAAAGTAGCTAAAGAACGCCCGGATGCTGTAGTGTGGAGTGTAGAAGAAGTAGCGCGGGTAATAGATGCCTACGACGCGGCAAAGCTCATGTCATTGGTAAAAGCGAAAATGCCGGATGCTATCTTTAGCGGCGTGCAAACTAAAGGCGGGGATTTGAATGATGACGTCCCTTTCTGAGTTGGATATTAAACGGCAATGGTCAATCATACCCGTAAGGGCATTGATGGATCGGAAGCTACACACTTCGCACTTTAGAGTGCTTGCCGGGCTTTGTATCTTTACTAACTCCCACGGCGTCTGTTGGCCCGGAGTGCAGACGGTGGCTAATATCGTTGGAGTTGACCCCGCTAGTATATCAAGAAGCATAGCGCGCCTTGTAAAGGCTGGTTATGTGCGAAGATTAAGGCCACAAGACTATCAGATGGAATACGCACAATTCGGCAAGATAAACCGCTATCAGGTGCTTTATGACGTGGATGCACCATTGCCAACATGGGAAGAAGTGCAATCGGCAAAGCTACTGTTATCGTCTGAGGATGCCGGGGAAGCGCACAAGAATGAAATAGGGGGATTGGGGGAAGATGACGCCTTGATTGCAAACGCTCACTCACTGGCTTCCGCATACGCTGCGACAGTCGAAAGAGTGCTTGGCCAGCCAAGACGCCCTGAGAATGAGCTAGGCGCTGCCCGTCAACTAGCAGCGATGGGTGTTGATGTTCCTACCATTATCAAAGCTACTGAGGATCATTGCCGGGTTTGCCTATTAAAAAGGGCCGGGGTTCCCGCATTGGCCGACGTTGGCCGCGCATTGAACTAATGTACGTTTGCTATTGCGCAATAACCTATAAGGTATTGATCTGGCAGAAAATGGACCCCTTCCCCCCGCCCCCGGTCTGTATCGGTAGGGGGGTGTCACACAAAATTTTCCTTACTTTTCGGAGAAACGCCTTGTTTAGCTTACAAACTTGCCCTGAATGTTGCGGAGTGAAATATCTTCGCTATGATGATTCGCCCGATTGTGCGAAAGAGCCGACGAATGTTTTTGCCATTTGTTATCTCTGCAACGGGCATGGGGAAATATATATGGAGGAGGACACACCCGATGAAACGGGATGAAGTATTAGACCTAGCGAAAGCTACGCTAGTGGACCGAGGCGCTGATTATGGCGATGCTCGTGTGAACTTTGATCGGATTGCAGTTATGTGGACTGTGATTATGGGTCAGCAAGTGACGAGGGCGCAGGTAGCCCAATGCATGATTTGTCTAAAGCTGTCACGTTTAGCGGAGACACCTAGCCATGAGGATTCGTGGCTGGATATCGTGGCGTATGCGGCTCTTGGTTCGGAGGTACACGAGTGACCGAAGATAAACTATCCGTTCGTGAAATACGCGCCGCTTTGGCTTCTCAGGATGAGGAGCGACGTGAGGCGGTTGTAAATGAGCTTGAGGCGCTCGGCAGTAGCGAGATTACTGACGTGCTGTCTTGGGACGAGTTAGGACGTGTGCAGGTTCTAGCCTCGGATAAACTGTCTCCACGAGCCCGTCGTGCCATTAAGAAGGTGAAGATTACGCCTAACGAGAATGGCAATACGATTGAGGTGGAGATGCATGATAAGATGTCTGCCCTTCGATTGCTGGCGAAGCATCGTGGCTTACTTGAGCCTAATAGTGATGATCGCCGTCCTAGCATGATTGGGATCAATGTGAAGGGGCCAGACGTAACAACCTATGAAGTAGTGGAGGATGAAGAGTGATTTGGCAGTACGCATTAGAGGGAGGGATTGTTGAGAGCGGTATGTTCACAACGATGGACGTTGCGATCAATGATTTGGTGAGGCGGAATGAAGCCGCTGGGCGTGAGGTAGAGATTGTTTCGCGTGATAAGGAGTTAGTGCAGTTTGTGTTGGTGTATCCCAGTGCTGGTCGCAGGATTGAGGGTACGTTGTCTAAGTTGAAGCAGAATACTGGACCGACGCCGATTGATATTGACGACTTTATTGAACCTGTGGCTGAATTACAGAAGCAAGGTGTAAAACGGAAAGAGGTTTGCCGAAAGTTAGGTATTTCGATTTCTGCGTTTATTAAGGTCAATAAATTGTTAAGAGTACGCAAATTGGAGGAAAAAAATGGCTAAGTGTAGAAGTATTTGTATTGAGTGCCACCGTCGTGGTGTTTATTGCATGAAGAGAATGGATGAGGTTAATAGCGATTTAGATCGGGAAGTAGCGAAGATCGTTCGTAAGAAGAGTGAGTTTTATGACTTCGTTGATGATTTCTATGATGATTATGAGCCGTTTGATGAGGTGAATATTACGAACGGCATGGGTATGACGCCGAAACAGATTGATGAGGCTGATGCTAGGTTTGGTGCTGCTATGCAGAAGTATGGGTTAATCTTTGATGACGGGCCTTCTATAGAGCAGAGAAGGTGGAGGAATATTATCTAATGTCTAGGTCGCCACGCGCCACAGACCGTTCGCCGCGCCGTCGCCGCCAGAAGGGCGACGACGCGCTCACTGGTCTTAACTTGGACTTTTCGCAAAGTCCTACAACGTGGCGATTTTTAAATGACGATAGCTTCGTGCGGGGTCTAATGGGTCCAGTAGGTAGCGGAAAAACTTACGCTTGCTTGGCGGAGGTGATGCTTCGCGCTGTGAAGCAGACACCTTCGCCCGTCGATAATGTGCGGTACACGCGGTTTGCGGTTATTCGTAATAGCTATCCTGAACTGCGGACCACGACGATTAAGACGTGGCAGGAGTTGTTTCCAGAGCATATGTGGGGTGAGATGCGGTGGTCCCCACCGATTACGCACCATATTAAGTTGCCACCAAGAGAAGATACGCCGGGGTTAGATTGTGAAGTTATCTTTCTGGCGTTGGATCAACCTCGTGACGTTAGGAAGTTATTGTCGCTGGAATTGACGGGTGGCTTTGTTGATGAGGCTCGTGAGTTGCCGAAGGCGGTGGTTGATGGTCTAACGTCGCGTGTTGGTCGTTATCCGACGAAGAAGAATGGTGGTTGTCCGTGGCGTGGGGTCTGGATGTCCACCAACCCGATGGATTCGGATCATTGGTGGCATGAGCTAGCGGAGAAGAATCCGATTAAAGGTCGGTATCCGTGGAAGTTCTATAAGCAGCCCGGTGGTGTTACTGATGCGACTAAGGAGCATGAGGATGCAATCTTTGGGGCGAATAAGTATTGGCGTTTAAATCCGAAGGCTGAGAACTTGAATAATTTGCCGCCCGGTTATTACGAGCAGCAGTTAGCTGGTAAGACACTTGATTGGATCGAGTGTTATGCTGGAGCTAAGTATGTTTACGTGCAGGACGGTAAACCTGTCTGGCATGAGTATAGTGATAGCTTAATGTCGGCTGACGTTGAGATTGAGGTCGGTATGCCAGTGCATATTGGCTTGGACTTTGGTTTAACGCCTGCTGCTGTTTTTGGGCAAAAGATGCCGAATGGGCGTTGGCATATCGTGCATGAGTTGGTAGCCTTTGATATGGGTCTTGAGAGGTTCGCCCATCACCTTATGGCAGATATCAGCACTAAGTTTCCTAAGAGCGAAGTGTTTATCTGGGGTGACCCCGCAGGTGGTAAACGCGATGAAATATTTGAAGTAACGGCGTTTGACCATCTGCGGACCCTTGGTTTGAGAGCGCAGCCTACTAACTCGAATGATTTTATGGTGCGTCGTGAAGCTGGCGCTATGCCGATGAATAGATTGATTGATGGTCGTCCCGGTTTGCTTGTGTCGAAAGATTGCAATCGTATTCGGAAGTCATTGGCTGGTGGATATCATTTTAAGCGATTGGCGATTGGTGCTGGTCAAGAACGGTTCAGAGATGTGCCGTCAAAGAACGATCATTCACACGTTGGTGATGCGTATGGGTATCTGATGTTGGGTGGTGGTGAGCATCGCCGTCTGACTAGGAACCCTAATGGTAAACCATTGTTTAAACAAATCAATGCGTCGATGGACTTCAACGTGTTTGCATAAAAAAGAGGGGTGCCCGAAAGCACCCCTCAATTACGCACACAGGGAGGAGAACGGACCCGCATGATCGTCCATTCGTTTTATATCATAGTGGTATATCCATACGGGATCAACAAAAAACTATGCAAAGATTGAGTTCTAATAGGAGCTTGCAGATAGTCCCATTTTTCTGGGGGCATGTAAAATTGATGGATTTGCGTCCATTTGAACAGGCGTATTTTGATAGTATGCCTGACTATATTGAGCGTCTGAAGGAATATGGTACGCAGAAACATTGTTACACAGCGATACATGCTGGAAACATAATTGCTTGTTGGGGCGCATACCCACTTTGGGAAGGTGTTTCCGAGGCTTGGCTATTAACTTCATATCAGTTTGAAACAATTCCTATTACAGCTACACGCACTGCTATACGATACTTCAATAAAATTTATATTGATATGCAATTACATAGATTGCAAATCACTGTAAATTGTAACGATGAGCTTGCAATGCGATGGGCATTTGCATTAAAAATGAAACAAGAAGGTGTCTTGCGCGATTATGGGCCAGACAAATCTGATTATGCAATGTTTGCGAGGACTGAGTAATGGGATTCCTTATGTCTAGACCTAGAGCGCCTGCGCCAGCGGCGGTTGCTCCAGAAACTGTTGCTGCCCAAGAACGTCAAGAGCAACGTATTGAAAGTGAGGAAAGAAGGCAGAAGGCGCAAATGGCTGCAAGTATTCGCGCCCGTCGTAGGGGTGGCCAGCGTATGTTGCTTTCCTCGGATCGTGATGAGCCTAGGCTTGGTATCACATCAAACATGAACGCTTATAAAGGGGTTTAATTATGGGTGGTGTTCCAAGAACGATTCTTAGAGCGGTTACCAGTGTTCCAAGGGCTGCTGCTAGTGCAGCTTCTGAGGTTGCTGATGTAGTTTCTGATACAGCTAGGGCTGTAACCCAAACACCTAGACCTAGAGCAGCGCCAGCTCCTGCTGCTCCCGCTACACCATCCCAAGCAGCCGAGGCTACTACTGAAGCTCCTGCTGCTGCCACTCCATCAAAACCCGCTGCTAAAGTAACTCGCTCTACTGAGGATCAACGCCGCGCTGCTGCTTCTGTTCGTGCGCGCCGTATAGGCAGGCGTGGACTTTTGAGCCGTCGAAGAGCGTCTACTCTTGGTTTACGTGAAGATCAAAAAACAACATTAGGTGCTGGTTAATGCCGAAAGTAGTTCTTAAAGACGGTAAGACCCGTCACTTTTCTTACAGTAAAAAGGGTATGTCTGCTGCAAAAGAATATGCGCGTCAGTATGGCGGTCGTATTGAAAGCGTCAGCATGAAGACAAAGATGAGAAAGAAGAAGGAAACGGCATGAAACAAGTTTGGGAAAAGAAACGCCCTAAAGATTTAGGTAAGCCTAAGAGCTTAACGTCAGGTCAAAAGCGTTCAGCTATGAGAGCTGCTAAAAAGGCTGGTCGTCCTTATCCTAACTTGGTTGATAACATGAGGGCCGCGCGTGGTTAAGAAGGCGTATCAAAACCCTGAAGGTGGTCTTAATGAGGCTGGGCGTAAATATTTTAAACGCACTGAAGGCGCTAATCTTAAGAAACCACAAAAAAGTGGTACTGATGGTAGGCGTGTCAGTTTCGCTGCTCGTTTTGCTGGTATGAAGGGTCCGATGAAAGATGAAAAAGGTAGGCCCACGCGTAAAGCTCTTGCTCTAAAAGCTTGGGGTTTTGGTTCAGAAGAAGCTGCTCGTAACTTTGCGGCGCGTCATAAGAAAGGTTAAGCCATGCTGACCGTCGATCAAATTATGAAACGTCATGCTCTTGCACAACGTCGCAAGGATAATTGGCGTCAGATTTACGAAGACTGCTATGAGTTTGCTTTACCGCAGCGTAATTTGTATGACGGTTATTACGAAGGTGGTGGTACACCCGGCCAGAATAAAATGGCGCGTGTGTTTGATTCTACTGCTATTAGTGCGACGCAAAGATTTGCTAACCGCATTCAAGCTGGTTTGTTTCCGCCATATGGTCGTTGGTGTCGTCTTGAACCCGGCCCTGATATTCCTGCGGATCGCCAGTTAGAAGCGCAAGCTGCATTAGATTTATACGCAGAAAAAATGTTTTCGGTTCTCCGCCAATCAAATTTTGATTTGGCAATGGGTGAATTTCTTATGGACCTTGCGGTTGGTACGGCGGTTATGCTTGTGCAACCGGGCGACGACATGACACCAATCCGCTTTACTGCTGTGCCTCAATACCTTGTGGCTATTGAAGAGGGTGCACATGGTCGCGTTGATAACGTGTATCGTCGTATGCGGATTAAGGCTGAAGCAATCAAGCAACACTGGATGGATGCAGAAATTCCTGACCGTCTAGCGCGTATGATTGAGGAAAAGCCAACAGAAGAGATTGAGTTGGTTGAGGCAACAATCCTTGATATGAACCGTGGTGATTATGATTATCATGTGATTTGGCCAGAAGGTAAGGCACAGATTGTGCAGCGCAAGATGAAGTCTTCGCCTTGGATTGTGGCTCGATACATGAAGGTTGCTGGTGAAGTTTATGGTCGTGGGCCTCTTGTTACTGCAATCCCAGACATTAAGACACTCAATAAGACGCTAGAGCTTTTGCTCAAAAACGCATCTTTGTCTATTGCTGGTGTCTATACGGCTGCTGATGATGGTGTTCTAAACCCACAGATGATCCGTATAACGCCGGGTGCAATAATCCCCGTGGCTCGTAATGGTGGTCCACAAGGTGAGAGCTTAAAGATGTTGCCGCGTTCTGGTGACTTCAACGTGTCTCAGATTGTTATCAATGATCTACGCATGAACATTAAGAAGATCATGCTGGATGATACTCTACCACCTGACAATATGTCTGCTCGTTCTGCGACTGAGATTGCAGAGCGTATGAAGGAACTAGCGCAGAACCTTGGCTCTGCGTTTGGACGCCTAATTACAGAGACAATGGGTCCGCTGATTGCGCGTATCCTTTATGTCATGGATGAGCGCGGTATGATTGAGATGCCACTTCGTGTAAATGGTCTTGAGGTTAAGGTGACGCCTGTATCACCGATTGCTCAAGCTCAGAACATGGGTGATATTGAGAAGATCACGCAATGGGTGCAGTTGTCTTCTGCACTTGGCCCAGAAGGTCAGATGGCTCCGCGTATGGGCGCTATTGCTGATTACGTTGCTGACAAACTTGGTGTGCCAGCAGAGCTACGTACATCACCAGTAGAACGTCAGGAAATGATGGAACAAGCCGCTCAGATGGCACAGATGGCGGCAATGGAAGGTCAAGCACCAGAAGGAATGTAAATGTCCATCGTAGAAGGTTGGGAAGGTCTTCGGCAAGTAGAGCCGGAGCTACGTCTTACAAATCAAAACGAACAAGATGACATTGATAGATTATATCTCCGAGTCTTTGGTAGCGACGATGGGCAGGAAATACTGTCCCACTTGCGTTCGCTTACCATAGAGCAGCCCACATGGTATCCGGGCGAAGAAGCGTCCCACGGCTATGCGCGCGAGGGGCAAAACTCACTAGTCCGCGAAATAGAGCGGCGAATTAGAAGGGCATCTAAATTATGAACGCAACCGAAGGCTTGCTGGCCGAAGCCTCAGTCGAGAGCGACGATAACCAGCAAGAACAGGAAGTAAGTATCTCCCATCTTGATGAGGCTCCTGCATCAGAGGCAAAATCGGTTGATGAAGTAACCGTTGCGTCTGAAGATGAGGAGACTGAGTTTGTTAGGCCAGATTGGTATCCAGAGAAATTTTGGAACGAAGAAGAAGGCCCGGACCTTGAGAACCTCGTTAAGTCCTATAACGAACTACAAAAGAAATTTTCGCAAGGAAAACACAAAGCTCCCGAAGAATATGATGGTGCTGTATTTCAAAACGCCAGTATTCCAGAAGATGACGAACTCTATGTAACTTATAAGGATTGGGCGAAAGAGCATGGGATAACTCAAGCTGCTTTCGATCAATTAGCTGAAAAGTACATTGAGATGGCTGGTGGTCAGATAGATCAAGAAGAAATATCTTACCAAGAAGAGTATAAGAAACTCGGACCCAATGCTGATGCTACTATTAAATCTATGACGGATTGGGCACAAAGCCTTGTTCGCAAAGGTGTGTGGGGCGAGAATGACTTTGAAGAGTTCAAGATCATGGGTGGTACTGCCGATGGTATGCGCGCTCTTCAGAAGATACGGGCATATTATGGGGATCAGACTGTGCCTGTTGATGTCTCAACCATTGAAGAAGGACCAAGCCGCGAAGAGCTAACCGCTATGGTTGGTCGTCCTGAGTACAATACTGATCCAGCATATCGTGCCAAGGTCGAACGTATGTTTGAAAAGATGTACGGAGGTGATCCTTATCAACCAATATAAGTGTTGCAAAAATGCAACACTGTTACTTGTTTACAACTAACAATTAGTTTCTTATATTGGGTCTGACGGATACCCATTACTGGCCCGTCAGACCCGCCTTGGGACGTGGCGCTAAATCGTTCAAGCTCGCAGCCCGTATGGATACCTGCACAGCGATTAATTTGATAACTGTTTCAACGAAAGGAACTAAGAAATGGCTGTTGGCATTTCTAACGCTTTCGTCCAGTTGTTTGATGCTGAAGTCAAGCAGGCATATCAAGCGTCTCGTGCGCTTGCAGGCGTGACTCGCGAGCGAAACAACGTCGAAGGCAATCAGGTGAAGTTCCCCAAAATTGGGAAAGGCACCGCAACTATCCGCGTCCCTCAATCGGACGTGACCCCTCTTAATGTCTCTTACTCTCAAGTGACAGCTTCAATGTCGGATTATATTGCTGCTGAATACAGTGATATCTTCCATCAAGCGAAAGTAAACTTTGACGAGCGCCGTGAACTCGTGCAGGTCGTTGGTAACGCCATTGGCCGTCGCATGGATCAACTCGTCATTGACGCACTGAATGCTTCATCGGGCGCAGCAACTGTTGCAACTTCAGTCGGTGGTGCTGGTACTAACCTAAACCTCGCTAAGTTACTTGCTGCTAAAAAAGCTCTGGACGCCAAAAACGTCCCTGCTGAAGGTCGTTGCATGATTATCCATGCTAATGGTCTGTCTGCATTGCTTGACGAAACTGAACTCACCAGCAGCGACTTCTCTACTGTGAAGGCTCTGTCTATGGGTGAGATCGACACATTCCTCGGATTCAAGTTCATCATGCTTGGTGATCGTGACGAAGGTGGCTTGCCACTTCCATCCACGCGCACCAGCTTTGCCTTCCACCGCGATGCGGTTGGCCTTGGCATTAGCATGAACCAAAAGTCTGAGATTAACTATGTGCCTGAGAAGACATCCTTCCTTGTCGCTTCAATGTTCTCCGCTGGAGCCATTGCAATCGACGATGAAGGTATCGTCAAAATCTCTAGCACTGAATAAGGAGGCTGAATTATGGCTTTTGATGCTGCTGGCCTCGGTGTTGTTTCAGCTTCTAAAAAGGGTAATGCTCCTAGCATCTACACCTATCAGACCGCTGATACGATTGCTGATGTAAATACCGCTGGTTACTTCAATGACTTATCGGACACTCTTGCAGTGGGCGATTTGATTTATTGCGTAACCTCTACTGGAGGCACTCGCGTTAGCACACTCACCCAAGTTCTCTCGAACGCAAGTGGTGTTGTTGACGTTGCTGACGGTACAACTCTTGCCGCAACTGACGGCGACTAATAGGATCGGGGTGGGTTTCGGCCCACCCCTTTTCTTGCGGAGTAAAATATGGCTTCTGGGGATACCAAACTAACTATCTGTTCAGACGCCATGCTGATGCTTGGCGCGTCTGCTATTTCTTCTTTTTCAGAGGGAACAGATGAGGCGCAGATTGCGGATCGCTTGTATAATGATATCCGCGATACTTTAATTATGCAGTACCCATATTCTTGGTCGATCAAGAAGGTTAAGTTAGCCAGATTGGTTGATACTCCAGTAAATGAATGGAAGTATGAATATGCACTACCCGGTGATATCTTAGGAAATCCTAAAGCTCTATTCATCACAGGTTCTGTTGGTGCAATACCAGTAAGAGACTTTGATATATACGGAACTTCTGTTTATACGAACTACGAGCAGATTTGGATTGATTATCAATTCAGACCAGAACCTGCTTTTTTCCCACCATACTTCGTTAATCTATTAAAACACGCATTAGCTGCTGCTTTTGCTGAACCCATTACGGACCAAATCCAAAAAGGTGATTACTATCATCGACTTGCATATGGATCACCTAGTGAGAATATGCGTGGTGGTTTAGCAAGAGTTGCTATGAATATTGATGGCGTTGATCGTCCACCACAAAACATTATGGACTTCCCATTAACTGAGATACGCGCATGAGCAGAATTGTTCGTTTGCAGAACAATTTTACATCTGGTGAGCTAGACCCACGTCTACGCTCAAGGACAGATATTGCTCAATATCAGTCAGGTCTTACAACTGCTCGTAATGTTTCTATACAGCCCCAAGGTGGTGCTAGTCGTAGACCGGGCACTAAATATATAGCAGAGCTTGATGCTGGGGCTGCTAACGCTGTCCGTATGGTTTCTTTTGAGTTTAGTGTAAGCGACAGCTACATGCTCGTATTTACACCCGGAAGAATGTACGTTTTTAAAGACGGTGCCCAAGTTACAAATATCAATAGTTCTGGTAATGATTACGCCACTGTGTCAGGGCTTACTGCGGCCATCTTACCTGAAATGAATTGGGTGCAATCTGCTGATACAGTGATCGTCGTACATGAAGACCTTGAGCCAATAAAGATTGTGCGTGGTGCAACCGATGCTGATTGGGAAGTAAGCACCATTGTTTTCGATCATATCCCTAGATTTGCTTTTAATATTGATACACACATAACGACTTACGATATTACACCTAGTGCAGTGAGTGGTAATATTACTCTAACCGCTTCTGGTGCCACTACTGATACTGGAACAGCGCAAGCTGGAACAACCAGCACGATTACATTAAAGGCTGCAAGTAGTTTTACTGCCGATGATGAGCCTAACGGTATGTTCATCACGTTGACTTCTGGCACTGGTTCTGGGCAAGTTCGCCATGTTGAAGATTATGTTGCTTCAACAAAGGTACTGACAGTTTACCCAGATTGGGATACTGCTCCAGATGCTACAACGGGATATAAAGTACAGCCGTTTGGTACAGCAATGGTTGATGAATACATTGTTGCAATCACTGGATTTGGCCGCGCACGTGTTGTTGAATTTGTTAGCGACACAGAGGTTAAAGCTGTAACGGAAATACCATTCTTTGATACAAACACAATATCTGCTGGCGACTATGAGACAGAACACGGCTACGAGCCAACATGGTCTTCTACTCGTGGATGGCCTAGAAGTGTTACCTTCCATGAAGGTCGCTTGTATTTTGGTGGAAGTAGATCACGCCCCTCAACAATCTGGGGTTCGCGCGTTGCTTCATTCTTTGACTTTAGCGTAAACGAAGCATTTGATGACGATAGCGTTGAAGCATCACTAGATACAGGTACGTTTAATGCGGTTGTAGATATTTACTCTGGCCGACATTTGCAGGTGTTTACAACGGGTGGTGAGTTTTATGTGCCTCAGTCTTTAGATGAGCCTATAACACCATCTAATCTT